TTTTCCCCGCCCCCTCGCCTCGTCAGCTTGATCGGCAAACCGATTCGCCAGTTTAGCAACTTGCCGCCAGTCATGCACTATTTGCTCCAAGTCCTTTTCTGTTGCTTTCCCATAACGACTTGCTATCCGATCTGCAACTCTTCGCCATTCATCAATCAATGACTGTTCCTTTTCGTTCAGTCCAGCTTCGGGCTTTTTTTTCATAAAAATTGTCTCCTTTCCCTGGTCTAAGCCAGTCCATTCTTTGTTAGCCACGCCTTGAAATCTTCATGGTAATTATCCGGCATTTTTTTCATCACTTCGTCAAGCGAAATTGCAAACATGAACCGCCCATCACGCCACGAGCCGTTAACATTCCTTGCTCCGAACTCCACGAAGGACGCATACGGCTGCATGTTGGCTATCTCAACTTCCAGATCACCGCCGCTGCGCCGGATCCCCACGATCTTCCAAGCAGCTTGCAAATCTCCGGTGTCAATTGGTGTGCGCTCCCTTGTTCCTGCAATAACTTCGCGCACTTGTTCAAGAAAAAAGTCCTCTAAAAACTTGCCAAAATCATCAACGTGCTTTTCCCAATTATTTACAAATTGGTAAAGTTCTCGAAAATCAGATTTAATCATGGTGCTGCCCTGTGACAAGCTTCACATCGGTTGACGGATCAATTGAGTACCGTTTGAAGCTCGCCCACTCACCATACCGATTCTTTTCCGAACGATATTCGCCATTGATGATGTAGCCACGCCTTTTCAGATCACAAATACGGCGCGATAAGCTTGCGATTCCTAGGTCGACAAAAGCGTCACGGGTGCTTATTCCGCCGAAATCATCCAGGTACTTCAAAATTCGTTCACATTGATTCATAGTCATTCAATCCTCCTTTCGATATAAGATTTCATAGCTTCAAGCTTGTTACGGGTCACCCGCTGCCGTCTCCGTCCAGTCACCCGTAAATTTCTGCCGGGAGCCAAACCAGAGCAGCGGGACGGTCCCGGATTCGCCGTGTCGGTTTTTTGCCACGATGATGCTGGCAACATTTTTGCCCTGCGCCTGGTCGTAATAGGCGGGCCGGTCAATGAACAACACAATGTCTGCATCGGCCTCAATCGCGCCGCTCTCACGTAGGTCTGACAGCATGGGAGCCTTGTTGGATCTAGACATAATCGCCCGATTTAACTGCGCCAGAGCAAGGACGGGGACACGCAGGTCCTTGGCCAGACGCTTGATGGAGCGGGACGTCTCGTCCATAGCTTCACGCCGCCCGTGACGGCCTGTGGATTCGATCAGGCCAATATGGTCTATCACGACCAGCGCGGGATTTACGCGCTTGCAAATGAGCGAGATATCGGAAATTCCCAGAGTGGGCGCATCGACAATGAAAAATGGCCATTGTGAAGTTTCGCCAGTTGATCCGGCCAGCCTCGACCAGTCTTCGTCAAGCAGTCGGGCGTTTCTCAGCCGGGAGAAATCTATGTCGGCCTGAGCAGAGTATAGGCGCTCAGTCAATTCGGAGGCAGACATTTCCAGCGAGAAAAACAGAATCGGCTTCCCTGTCAAATGCACCGCATTGGCGGCGATATTCAAAGCCAGTGCGGACTTGCCCATGCCGGGACGGGCCGCCAGAACGATCATATTTCCGGGGCGAAGGCCGCCGGTCACATTGTCCAACTCGTCAATTCCGGTCGGGATACCGGCCATCTTGCCCAGCCGTGCCCGCTCCTCTAGCTCGTCATACAAATTGAGGGTGGCTTCGGAAAGGCTGATTTCCTGCGTCACCTGCCCGTCAAGCATAGCTGTCTGTATCTCCACCAGAGCCGCCCGAACGCCAGATGGCGGAGCGCCCTCGGCGGTCAGGTCAACGACCTTCTGCGCCGCCGCTTGTGCTGATCGAAGGCTTGAAGCGTCTTTCAGGATGTCAACGTATGCCGCAATATTGGCCGCCGTGGGGGTGACGTCCATGAGCTCCTGGACGTAGGCGCGGGACGATGGGCCATCGTATTTCCCATTTTCGCGCATCTGCGCCAGGATGGTGATCAGATCAACAGGCTTAGAATTCGTGAACAAGTCGCGCATCGACTCGAAGAGTTCCCGATTTTGCCTCAGATAGAAGTCCCCTGGACGAATGCACCCCATCACCGCGGGGACACACCGGGGGTCAACCAACATCGATCCGAGGACGCCCTGTTCCGCCGCAACATCGCAGGGAATCCCACGCAACAATTCATCCATCCGCCACACCTCCAGCCAGCGCCGCCTGTGCAGGCAGAGCGGCGGAGTCCCGCTCCCGCGCGGTGTACGCGGTGGCCGCTTGCAGAAATGCCCGCCCGATATGCGGGTCCCCCTCCTCAGACATGGACAGCGCATACCATCCCCCGATGCTCAACGTGGCCGCCTTGCAGGCCGGGGACATGCGGCTGTAGGCTGCCTCTGGCTGATCAGCTGGGATGCCTGAGTTCAAAAGCCGGTGGGCCTCTTGCCAAATCTCACCCGGTGAGACAGAGGGCGCGGTCATGTCGGTGAGTAGGGCGCGAATATCAGCGATGGTGGGCGGGAACTTCGATGCAGAAATGTGTTTCCGAACAGCGGCGGCGACCAATTGGGGCGTGTCGGTGGAGAACATATCTGACCAGAGGTCGACCACTCCGGATATCACTCTCTTTGCGTCTGGCTCCCATGGTGAAGGCTCGATGAAACGCGGATATGCGCGGCGTAAAAGTTCGATGACTGCGATTGTCTCACTGCGGGTCATGTAGCTCCATCCCCTTCGCTTCGTGATAGAGTTCTGCCAGAACGTTGTGGGTAGATTGTGGCGGCGGTATGTCTGGCTGGTTCAGGTAACTTTCGAACTTGGTGCCGAAAAGCGTTTCAGGCCGCAAGAATTTAGACATCTGTGGATCGTTCCCCCACTCCAATTTCTTTTTGAGAATGACGGTCTTGAAATCGTCCAATACGAAACCCTCTCGGAGTCGGGCGGTGATGTGCTCGACAGTCTTCTTGCTTGAAGGTCTGTAGTTGGTTCCCAACGTAAGGTTGAGAAACAATACAACTTCCTCTACGGCATCCGATGTCGGGTTTGCCCGACAAGAGACGTTAGTCTCTACGTTTCTATGTTCTGGTTGGGTTATGGTTACGGTTGGGTTACGGTTAGGTGACGGTGAGGCTTGCACGTGCGGGATACTGTGCTCTGCACTGTGCGATGCACCATTCTCCGCACAATCAGGATTTTGTGCTCTAACTTCCCGCATCCGCTTGGCGTTTGCCTCGCGTTTTTCCAAGGCCTTGTACCATTGAGATTGCCATATGTCCCAATCGTGAATGACGTACTGACCATCAGATTCGTGTAACCAACCGCTAATCAAAAGGCATTTAACGAGATGTTCAGCGCACTGCGCATGATACATGATGCCATCTGCAATGTCCGAAGCATCCGCGCTGTTAAGCCTCCCCACTTGGTCGGCATTATTAATCCCCCAAAGCCAAAGTGACACAAGGATCCCAATGGCTTCGTGTCGTGAACAGTTCAGCCTCTTTGAAAACTCCCGCAATTTGTGGTGGTCTCGAAGCTGCTCGTAAACCGATATCCACGCCAAAAAACATCACCGCCCCACCGCCACGGGCCGGATCCCGGGATCCCGCTCCACCGGCGCGGAGGACGCAACGTTATCCTTCATCAGCCGTTCGATCGTAGCATCGAGCAAATCCAAATCGAACCAGAACTTTCCGCGTGGCCCGCCGATTCTCATGTATGGATAGCGCCCCGACAATGCGCCAGTTCGGAGTTCATGGATGGTCAGGCCGGTGTGCTCGGCGGCCCCTTTTAAGCCTGCGCGGTTCATAATCCCCCACCGTCCTCAATCGCGTCTGCTCCCACCTCCTGTACCGCTTGCTGCTGTGCCAGTTTCTTTTCAGCCCTCCGCCGCCAGTATGCTTCATTCTGTGCCTTCACCTTGTCAGGGTTGGCCGCCCGCCATGCCTTGAAATAAGCTTTGCGCTCGGCTGCCGCGAGTTCGTCCAGATGCGCCTGTGTCATAGCCATAGAAACTTTCCTTCCTTGTGTATTATTTTTCGCTTGCTTTTTTGTACCGATCTGGTATAATTGTGCCATAGCGATAAGAGAAAGTCAATAGGAAACGGCACAAAATGTGTAAATGTGCCGTATTGTACCAATCGGAGGGAAAGTAATATGTCATGTTCCAAAAGTGAAATCGGTGAAAGGATTACCGAACTTAGAAAAGCACAAGGCCTTTCGCAAGATGCGCTTTCTAAGGAGCTACACGTAAGCCGTGAAATTGTTGCAAAATGGGAAAACGGGACAAGAGACTTAAAGACGGAGCATACTATAGCTTTAGCTAATTGTTTCGGTATCTCTTGTGATGAAATTTTGCGCGGCATGAAATCCGAAAACGTAAAAACATCTAAAGCACTCGGATTGAGCGAGGAAGCGATTACCAGATTACAGGAAACTATCAAGGATTATGAGGAGCCCCAAAGTCTTGATTTATTTAGCGAAAAAGCTCGAAGAGTTTTGAAGATACGTACTCAACCAAATTTATTAGACGCTGTAAACTGGTTGCTTGAATATGAGGGTGAATACGAGATTTTGCATAATCTCGCAAATTATTTATTCTGTGTGTTTCATCCACGTTACCCGAAAGTTGATGAAAGCGCCGGTGACCTCACAAAAGATATTTGCCAGAATTATGTTGAAGTTTGCGATGACAGCACTGGCGGCGTGAGGCATATCCCGTGTGAAGTATTGAACGAATTTCATTTTTTAGAGGCGCAAAACGGATTGCGTAAGCTGAGAAAAGTATGTGCCGCTAAAATTAAGGAGGCGTCCCCCGATGGCGAACATTGAATGCCGCTCCGACACCACATACCGGATCGTGATATCCGCTGGTTACGCCACCAACGGAAAGAAACTCCGCAAGTATAAGACCATCACCTTGCCCAACAGTATGACGGAGCGCCAGCGGGAAAAAGAATTGAATCGTCAAGCCACCCTGTTTGAAGAGCAAGTCAGAACGGGGAAAACCTATATCATAATCACGCCTGAAACACAACGCAATGTTGAACTTTTAGTTCTCAACGATATAATTTCGGAACTACGCCGTGAATTAACGAAAGGAGGCTAACTTATGGCCGCTAAGACTAAAAGCGGCTTGCCTTCGGGTGTGTCGGTGGTTACCAACCGTCCAGGCTTGTACCGTCTAACCTGTATGATCCGTGGCCGGCGGTATAGCGAATACTATCGCCCCATCGAAACGGGCAAAAAACGACTTCAAAGTGAACTACAAAAGGCGGTTGATGCTTTCCGCGAAAAGGCGGAGCGCGGCTCACTCAAAAACGGAAGCATTAGTGACAAAAGCACGTTTGCACAAGCGGTTGAATGGTTTACCAATATGCGTAAGCTCGAATTGAGGGAAAGTACACAGAATGTGGACAATTTCACATTTGAGCATTACCTTGTTCCGCGCCTTGGACACTATAAACTCAAAGAAATTACTTCGCCTATGATTACACAGTTGCTTGCAGAGCTGCTTGAAAAGGGCGGGGGCGGCGGTAGGGCGGTGTACGCTGCGAAGCCGGAATTTATTGGGCTTATATACGAAAAGAAGCCGTCCAGAACGGCGGGCGGCTTCAATCTTGTTGCGCGTGAACTTGGTATCGGCGTTGATAATACTTTTGTGCGTGTAAGGCGCGGGGATAACTGCGACAAGGAAATAGCAGAAAAAGTTTCCAAATATTACGGCGTCCCGCTTCTCACAGCGTTTGAAAAGAAAGTTGAAGTTAAACCGCTCTCGGCGTCATATGTGTCAAAAATCACCTACACACTCTCGGCTCTGTTTACAGCTTGCGTCAAGAATGGCGTATTATTTCAAAACCCCGTTACGAACGCCACAAAGCCCCGTATCGGGGAAATGGACATACCCGCATACCTTGATAACACACAAATACCGATATTCCTTGACGCACTTAATGAGCTTGATATTGACAATTCAATCCGTGTTGCACTTGTGCTGATGTTAATGCTTGGCCTGCGGAGCGGGGAGGCTCGCGGGCTTCGCTGGATAGACGTTGATTTTAATAGCGGGATCGTCAGTATTGAAAAAAACTGCGGTGATGCTCATGCCGGGTTAACCTTGACCGAACTAAAAACAAAGCGGTCACGGCGTAAGCTCCCGTTATCACCCGTACTGCGCGACATTCTAACGGAGCACAAACAGTGGTTGGATGGGTATTCCCGCTCACTTGGCTCTCTGTGGCAAGACTGCGGCGTTATATGCCCGAATACAATGGGCGGGTTAATGGATAAGTCCGCGCCTAACAAAGCCGTCAAGCGCATTCTGAACGCAAGGAAAGAGCTCCCCCGTGGGCTTCACGCTCACTCAATGCGCCACAGCTTTGTTTCTCTGCTTATATCAAACGGGCTTGATGTGGTGAATGTTGCCGCCCTCGCGGGAGATACGATTGAGATTATAAGCAAACACTATGCGCACAGCTTTTCTGAACGCCGCGTTGCCGCGATGGATGCCGTGGGGGGCTCATTCGCAAACCTCGGAAGTAACCCCGCTCCGCTGAGGCTTATCATTGGTAGTGAATAG